ACGCGCATCCTCAAAATGTTCAGCCTTGAGGCTAAACGAGTTGATTTCGGTTAGCAGTTGCTGGTTCTGCTGCATTTCCTGCTGCTGCTTCCAGCCCATCACCTCGCCGCGCACGTTGTTCAGTTCGTTCTGTAACTGATAGACGAGCGGATCGACGCCGCCCTGCGGTATCCCGGGCTGCTGCAAGGCTTGGCCCTGCATTGCGCCCAAGTTGATGCCGTAGGACTGCGCGAGTTGATAGAAATACTGCAATTTCGTCTGCGGGTCGCTGTTCCGCAGTTTGTGGTCGGCTTCCATCAGCGCCGCAACCGCCTTTTCGGGTTGCAATCCCAGCCCTTGGATCGTCGTCATGTACGGCTGGATGGCTTCCTGCATCGCATCCGCAAATTGCGCCTTGGAGAGCAGCGGTTCTACGCCCGCACGCATCTGCTCCTCGCGCTGCCATGCGTATTCCTGCATCTTTGGGTCGGCTTTTGCCCAGATTTCGTGAAAATCCTTCTTCCACGATGCGGGTGGACGCTTCCAAACAGCCGGTTCAGCCTCCTCTTGCGGCGGCTCTTCGCGTTGCTGGCGAGTAAAGCGACCGCTTGGGTCGCGCCCAATGGCACTTTCTACGGGTTCACCGCGTTCTGCGGCCTCAAAGCCTTCCTCAAGCATCGCACGGCGGGAATCTTCAGCCTGTGGGGCTTCAGCATTCTGGTTTTCAACGTCCACGGTTAGCCTCTCCTGTGGGGATTGGTGAAATTCAACTCTTGACGCAACTGCCGGATGATCCGGTCAGCCTGATCGTTGGTCAGCCGCTGGTTGACCTCCCATTTCAGACGCTCCAAACGGCTGTTGTCCTGTTTGGGCTTGGGCAGGTGGCGGGCAGGATCGTCGTTGCCGACCTCCTCGCAATTGTTCGCCTTAAGGTGGCGACGATGCTCTGAGCGGGACGTAACCATCTGACCGTCAATCATGCTCTTGTAAGGCGTGATGTCGGGTTGGACGTAGTGATAGCGGCCCTGCGCATCCTTTTTGCGCTCAACGAACTCGCCGTCTAATAAAACATACGTGCGTTTCATTGATTAAGCGGAAGCGTTGGTAAAGTTTTATTCATCTGCGCGATGATGAGCCGCGTCTGCGCGTCCATGTCAGCCTTGTACTTGGCCGCTTCTTGCTGGCTTTGCAGTTTCATCGCTTCAATCTGCGCCTCAAACTGCTGCTTTTGCTGCTCCATCGCCAGTTTCGTCTGGTTCTTGAGTTGCTCCATCTGCATCTGCTGCTGGAGTTTGGCCTGCTGTAGCGCCGCCTCCATCTGCATGCGGCCCTGCTCCATCTGGCCTTTCTGCTGCAACTCGGCTTGCTTGCCTTGCTGTTCGCCATCCGGCTGCTGCTGTTGAGCGGCCTGCTGGAGTTGCTGCAACGTGGCGTCAATCTGGCCCTCAATCGGGCGCGCAGCCTTGAACGCCTGCATGCCAAAGCGCAGCAGTTCCATCATCATCGGCACCATCTGCGGGGACGCTTGGCCGACCGGGAGGGCTTGCGCGAGGAACCCGCCGAACGCTTGCAAGAACTGCATGCGATCCTGCTTGTTCTGGTTCTCGTCCAGCATCACAAGGCTGTCGGCAGCGATGTCCACGCGGAAGTTGCGCAGCGGCTTGTCCTTCAGCAGTTGCAGGGCTTGCGGGATCAACTGTTGATCCGCTGGCGTCATCTGCTGCGCTGCGGCGTAAGCAAGGATCGTCTCCGGCTGGTAGTGCAAGCACATGACCTGCGCCTTGAGCCGGATCAGTTCCGACGCATACAGCGCAACGTCCTCTTGCATTGCCCGCAGTCTTAGTCCTGCGTATTGGCCTTTGATCTGCTGCGCCGTCGCGGTTTCGCTAGCGGCTGAGACGCCTCGGATGATGTCTGCGATGCCCGTGATTTCGTAGATTTGGGATTTAATGTCTTCCCGGGCGCGGTAGCAGTTGAGGAGGGCGTTGGCGAGCGTGTCGAGCGGAAGGAGGTCAATGCTGCCTTTAAGGCCGCCCTTCTCGCTGAAAGCCATCCACTTATCAACTGGTATAAGTGCATTGTTGTCGCCCTCCGTCATCAGGCGTTGCAGGGCAGGCTGGCTGGCGTCGTACACGCCACGCACGCGCAGAGACTTCACCAAACCGTCGATGCGGTCGGAGAGGATGTCCAACTCCATCGCCTGATCTTGGTACAGCACGAAGTCGGGGACAGGCACCAGCGTGTCGCTCGTCGTCGTGGCGTACAGCGGCTTCGGGCAGGGGAAGAACCCCTCAAGGCCGAGCGGATCGTCACGAACGTCGATCATCTGCGGCATGCCCTTGCAGAACCAGTAAACCTTCTCGGTTTCCTTGTCCCACAGTTCACAAATCTTGGCGCGGTTGTACGTGCGCTTGGACTCATTATAGGCGTTAAGCGGTTCTGGCCCTTGGTCTAGCGGGATGCGGCGGGCTGTCTCCTCGCCAAAACGTTCTACTAGCGCCTCTCGGGTCATGTAGACCCAGCGCCACACCTGCCCCACTTCTTCCCATGTGCGGGCCTGTGAGTGGCCGAAATCGCGCCAATGGACGTAATCCACGGGGGCGCACTCGTACTCGATGCGCTCCATCGGTTCAGCCATTTCGCCTTGTTCGATGTTGGAGGTGACCGATATGCCGTCGTCACCAAGGCCGATGGGCGAGGTGTGCGGCTCGTACCGCACCCATGCTGAACCGCGACCGCCGAGGAAGCGATCTTCCACGCTGTACTTCATCGTGGAGCGGAAGTCGGCGTAATGCTCAATTTCGAAGTCGATGGCGCGTTCCAGCAACTGCGAGGCCACACGCCCCACGGGGTCGTTGTCGCCAAAGCGGCGGCTGATGTCAGCCTTGGGAAGTTTGGCGTAGACGGCAGGCGTCAGCGTCTGCACGTTTGACCAGAGGATGTTGAACTTGGCGCTTTCGGTCAGCGTCTGCCCACGGGTATCGTCGCGGTAACGCTTGACGATCTTCTTAACCCGTGCCGTCCACTTTGCATATTCGTTGTCGTACTGCGCGACGATGCGTAGGTAACGGTCAACCTCGCTGCTGACGATCATCGGTTCCATTAGCCTTTCCCCTTGTTGCGGGCGCTGATCGCTCGGGCCTTGGCCTTGGCGTCCTCTTTGCTACTTGCGCCCCATGCCTTGAGGGCGAGCGCGAGGCGGGTGGGTTCGCCGTTCTTTGCCATTGGCCCGGGCATGTTGCCCATGCGGGCGAGGAAACTGGCGCGGCGCGGGTTATCGCCAGCCTTGACCGGGGGCTTGAGCGTGCCGCCTGTCTCGGCCTTATACGAAGCGCGGCCCTTGGCGTTGAGGCCACCCTTTTTATTCTTGCCCTCGCTACGCTGCCACGCTGCGCTCATTTGTTTTCCGGTTTCGCGGTCTTGGCGGCTTGCTTGAAGTCACCAGCGGTCGGGCGTCCCTTCTCGCCGGGGCGCTTCATCCGTTCGCCAGAGCCAGCCTTAATGCGCTCTTGTTTGGCGAGGATTGCAGCATACAAACCGGGTTTGCTCATACGTAGGTCGTGAACAAGCCGACAACGCGGCAGTTGCTGTTGGCCGAGCAGGTCGCCGTGATCTGGCCCGTGGTGGCTACCTCAATCGGGATCACGTACACGCCTGCCGCTTGCGTAGCCGGAACCTTGACAAGTTCGGTTGAACCGTCGCTCACGATCACCGTGGCCTCGGTGTTGCTCGCTACGTTGACGATGACGCTATGCAGGTACGCCCCTGCTACGCCAAACGTCGTGGTTGAGGTGGCGGCGACGACAACGTAGTTATGCCGTGCGGGGACTATTGCACTCATATTCGCGCTCTCCTGCTCACCGTGCGGTCGTGTACCTGCCACATATCGTTGAGCGTAACCGTGTTGGCGGGGCCGACCATGAGCGGTTTAGGCTCAAGGGCGGGGGTCTTGTCAGAAATCTCTTGCCATGATACCGCAAGCATACGAAATGCGTCAGCAGGATGGCTAGTCCAGTCGTGGCGTGGACTCTGACGGTAGGCTTTTTTGTCCTCGTCGTACTCGCGCTGGTACTGCTTCAACGCCTCAATGCCCTCGCGGCAGCGTTCTGCGTCAAAGTACACCCGAGGCAGCGTCATGCGTACGGCTTGGATGCCGCTTTGCAGCCCAATGTCGGGGACAACTGCGAGTTTGGCAACGTCCAGATGGGCAGCAAGTTGTTCCACAATGCTCTTGCCCGTCTGTAGGCTCTTGGCCCGGGCGTCGTGCGGTAGGTAGTGCTTGGCGTAGCGATAGCCTTTCCCGAGTACCACGGCAGCGATGTCATGGATGTCCTCGCCACTCACGGCATAGAAGTCAATCACGCGGATTTCCCCGCGACCGATCTGGTAGAACCAAATGGCGGTGTCGTCGCGGTAGCCCAAGTCCCACGCGGTGTATACCGGCAGGTCGGGGTTGTACGGCACCTGACAGATGCGGCCCTCTTGATCGGCCTCGCGCAGTTCCTTGCCATAAAAAGCGCCGAGGATGGCAGCCTCAAAACTGCACTCGTACTCCTGCAAGTACTGATCCTCGGCCAATTGCGCCCTCGCGGCGGCTAGTTCGCCGACAGGAAGCAGCCCGCTGGTTGCGGCTGGAAGGCGTAGCAGGAACCACTCGCTAGGGAGTCGAGTGGCTGTTTCGTAAATCTCCCAAAACTGATTCTTTCCCTTTGGCGTTCCACCAAAGACCGCCCAGCCTTGTTTGTCTGAGAGGGCAGGACGTATGACGTTGCCGAACACGCTGGGTTTGAAGTCGCCGTATTCGTCCATGTACACGCCTGAGAACCCAAGACCGCGCATAGCGTCTGCATTGTCGGCACCGTACAAGCGTATTTGACTGCCGTTCATTAGCGTGATCGTCAGTTCTTGCTCGTTCTTGGCTTGCGTGATTGGCGCAGCGAACTCTTGGAAGTATTGCCACGCCACGGCCTTTGCTTGGCTGCGGTAAGGGGCGATGTAGGCGAACAGTCCACGCTCACCTTGGTAGGTGACGGCAGCGCGGATGATGTCGTTGACGGCTGCGACTGTTTTACCAGCGCGACGATGAGCCACGAGACAGGCCCAGCGTTGCGTTCGGTTATGGAACGGCAGGAACGCCTTACGTGGGCGATAGGGGATAACTACTCGGGAGCCATCCAACTGACTTCTACCTTGATCTTGTCGCCGTTGTTGCCTGTGTGTTCGTGTCGGGCGAGTTTGGGTACGTGGTATTCAATGACATCCATCATGCAGCGCCATGCGGCTTCTGCGCCTTTCGTCTCGTAGATTTCGTCCAGCCAGATGTTAAGGCGGTGTGCGTTACCGTCCACAAGTCGGGCAATGGCCTCTCTTGCCTCTGCGGTTGCCTTGTTGGGCGATCCTTTAGGTCTTGGCATAGGGCTTATTTATGCACAATTGAAACAATAGTTAAAGAGTCAACGCTTAAATATGAGTTCTTCTTCCGGCACATCCAACGATTGCCACGGGGGAGTTTGGCGGCGTACCGTTGGACTCATGTTCATACGTTTCTGCACCGCCCGCGCTTCGGCCTCGCCAGCCAATCGTAGGTATTGTTCATACGGATCAGCCCGTTGTTGACCAATTTTAAGCGTTCTCAAAATCGCGTCTGGACTGTCCATGCCATGTTTTTGGGCAATTTGTTTCAATTTATCCTGTTCTATCAAATCAAAGTTGTTGAAAATTTCTTGCAAAGAACTGCTGCTATTTCCGACAAGTGCTTTGCTCAAATCGTCCTTTAACGCTTTTAGTTGATCGTCAAATTTGGTTGTAAATTGCGTTGGGCTGCCGCCTTTTGCAAACCCTTCCCTTTGTTGTACCGCGTGTTGCAACTCATGTAACGCTGTTGATGATGCAGCGGTCGGCTTGTAACTAACAGCCGTTCCAATGTCTATGCGTGCTGCGTCTGGGAAATATGCGCCTCGCGTTGACTCCCCTAGAAGTTGGTTGCGGCGAATTATCAATGCTTGCCCAAGATCGGGATACGCCTCAAAAAGTTCAGGGTGTTGCATTGCCAATCTTGCCCGACTGCCCAATAACCCCGTCCGACCATATTCCAGCCCGTAATTGCCTTTAATGTCCTCTTGCAACGGCTTTTTAGTCGCCGCTAGTTCTCGGACGCTTTTATTAAACTCTCGGGGAAACAAGTCTGGTTGTGTTTTTGCGCCTTCTTTCAATTGCCGCACTTGTTGGTTAATTGCAGCAATTTGCGCTTTCCGCTGATCTATTGCAGCATCAAAATCAATGTCTTGCCGTAAGTAAGCATCAGCATCACTTATTTCTTGTTTCCAGTCTGGGCCAAACGCTCTGCCTGTCCCAGTTTCACGCCAAATGGTGTCGCGGTCAACGCCCGCCTTTTCCATTTCTATTGCGCGTTGCTCGGCTTTTGGGTCGTAAGTCTTTGCAGACTTGCCAATAAAAATTTCGGCGCGGGTTGGGTCGTAGCGTTTGAGCAGCCCTGCGAGTTTCCCGCCCGGGACGGCGCTGGCAGCGGCCATACCCATACCTACGGGATCGTCGGCGCGTCTGGCGCGTTCGAAGTCGCGTGCAGCGAGGGCGGGGCCGACGCCCGGGACAAGGCTTGCGCCCGTCTCCACGGCAATGTCAGCCAAGTCTTGCTCTTGGGGGTCTAGCGAGGTGGCGCGTTGCAGACGGCCACGCAGGTCGGCTTTGTCCTGCAAATAGCGCAGGGCGGCAGCAACCTGTTCGCGGCGCATCGCCATTTACTTAAACCGCCCCAACTTATACGAAAGCGCAGCGATCTCGCCCACGATCTCGTCAATGATGTTCTGCAAGTCGGTGTCTTTCGGCAAATCGCCTCGGATGCCCTTTACGAACGTCAGCAGGCTGTTGGCGTAGGCGGCGGCGTCCTTTTGCACCTTGAACCCATCGGGATAGTCGTCGAGCGGGATGATGCCGTGATGCCCCTGATACGCCTCGGCGTACTTGTCGGCCAAATCCACGATGTTTTCGTAGTAATGGCCGAGGGCTTTGTGAGCGGCGTAACTCGCGGTGTTGAGGTGCAGGTAGTGAGCCGCTGTGCTGCTGTGCAGCAATACACCGACAAATTCTGCTGCGTCTTTATGCGACATAAAACCTCCGCGTGACGAGGTTAGCACAGCGTAGTATCGTTGCAACTATGTTCGTGTTTTTCCATGTCGGTGAAGATTTAACCCTTCCGACCTCCCTCGTCCGTTCCATTCGCGCCCACAACCCGGGGGCCGAGGTCATCCAAGTCACCGACCGCGACACCCCGACCGTCCCCGGCGTCACATGGTCGCACGCCGTCGATGTAGACCCGCAGTACCTTATGCTTTGTCGCACGGGCGCGTGGGCTGATTTGGGCCTCGACGAACCTGCCCTATACCTAGACACCGACATGATCGTAAACGGCCCCATATCGCCTGTGCGTGCGTTAGGCGAGGGGTTAGTAGCCATGTGTCGCCGTTCGTATAACCGGGACGCGTTTTTTAACCCTCACCAACGGGGTTTGGACTTTTCCGAGTACGCCGGAAAGACGCTGGACGAGGTGTATCCATACGTCGGCTGCTGCACGATCACGCTGGACGCTGGGGTGTGGGCTGACCTCACCGAACTCTACTACGCGCTGCCCGACAAGTTTTGGCGCTGGTACGGCGATCAGGAGGTTTTGCGGGAGTATGCCAAGCGTCACCCCGTCGTTGATCTCCCAGAGGCGGTGTATGCGGGGCTTCCCGAGTTTGGCGGTCATCCGCTGATTACCCACTACAAAGGCGCTCGCAAGAAGTTGCTATCGCATTAACTCGGGCCGGATCGCCGCCGTGTAACGGTCGTAGAGTTCTCGTACCGTCTCCTCGGGGTCGCGGGCAATGTAGAACTCCCCGCGTGGCTCGAATATCAGCCGGAACCGCTGCTGGCTGTCCGTTACACGCCCCTTTGGGGCTTTGACCTCGACCCAGCAGACCCATTGGGTGCCGTCGGGGAGGGCTTTCGTGACGAGTTTATCGGGGACTTCACCCACCCGAGCGTAATCGTGGACTTGGAAGCCCGCTTTCTTGAGCGCCTCCGCGATGATTTTGTCGTTGGCGTCTCGTCGGGCAGCGTATCGCATGATCTTGCCTCGTTAATGCAGCGTATCAGCCAGATTTTCCACCATATTTGGTTTGATCGGCATTTGTTAAGCGGCGGCACGCGCACGAATCTTTTTCACTCCACGCTCGCCCCAGAACTGGCAGACCATCGCGGTAAGGCTTGGGTCACCCGCAACGAGTTTGGCATCAGATTCCCGCAGCAGGTCAGCCACCCGCTCCTGTAGCCACTCCATCCGTTCGTCGTGGCCGGGTTCGTCATTTCTGACGTTGTAGCGAGCGAGCAAGGCGTCTGCAAGTTTGAGTTTAGCGAGCGGTTCACCAAGGCGCTTATCCCACTCCCGGGCGTTACGGTCTTGGGCTTGCTGCCAGCGTTCGTTGTCAGCGGCAACCTGTTTGTCGGTCTTGACGGGTTTTTCGCCGAACCCGGGCTTGGACTTTTTAAGGTCAAACAGCCCTTGCCATTGGTTGCTGATCGACTGGTTGACGACTTCTTCTTGATCGTTACCGAACTTTGCCAACTTCATCTGCATCGCATGGGTTGACGCTTCCTTGATCGGCTTGCGTATCGCCTTGCGGAAGGCTACCCACCGCTCCCATGCCACAACGTCTAATCCTTCTACCATGTTATTTACCTCTAATACCCTGATGACTGATGGTGAATCCGCACGGAGTTGTAGACGGAGTGCGCCTACGTTGAGTCGTGCGGAATTGATGACTGACGGAGCCATCCGCTGTCGGCTACTTTTGCTCAAGGTTCGTCCCCTTGAGTGCCATTTGCGCTTCCCGACTTACGCCGCGCACCTACAGGCTGGCCGCCCCGGTGTAGGTTTAAGGATTTGCTGCGCGTTGTTACCCCGACCAGCAATCCCGAGTAGTTCGGCGTGGTGGGGTGGTTGACATGACTAGAACAGTCAGTCAGACTTCCATCACGCTGAAACCGCAAATCAAGCGTATTGCCATTCCCCGGCAGCGTCAACCCCCCGTTTGGGGGGTTTTCGTTTCTGGCGTCTGTAACGGCTTCACAGACGATGCGGATAACCGCTTGCCATTCCCTAGCCTTACGCCTTGCCGCCCGTGCAGAGGCTCTACGGCGTTCTACGTTGGCCCAGTAATACGCACGGTGGTAGGTCGTGCGGCTCACAGTTCGCTGACTTGTTGGATACGCTTGCCGATCCACGCCATGACAGGCACAGCCATGCTGTTGCCGAGTGCCTTGTAACGCGGACCGTCTGGGCTTTCTGGCTTCTTACGCCACGGGATGTTGGTGTAGCCGTCAGGAAAGCCTTGCAGACGCTCGCACTCTACCGGCGTGAGGCGGCGCACTTGCATAGCAGTAGCAACGCCAGCCACGCTGCTTGAATCTCTTTTTAATGTTGGCGAAGCGTCAATGCCAACCCCGCCACCTTGAGAGCCAAGGTTTGAGTAAAAACCAACTGATTGCATGGCCGTTATAATTCCACCTCTCTGCCCTTGATTGCAGTTTAATGTGCCTGCCATATTGACTGCGCGTTCTGCATTGGCTTGGTCGCTACTAGACCAAACCGGCAAATACATTCCTGCATCTACTTCCGGCGCACCCATCGCATTGCCGCCAAATCGCGCTGTTATTGCGCCTGTCACAACTGAGATGCTACTGCCCTCAAGGCCACCACTAACGCTTGGGGCAGTTCCTTGCCGCGCTTCTCGGCTCGGCGCAGGATGCCCTTGCAGGCTGTGGGACTCAAAAAGAACCGCTGCGGCACGTTGCCAACTTCTAGCGTTTGCGACAACGAACACACGGCGGCGTCGCTGGGCCACTCCGAAGTATTGAGCGTCCAGAACCCGGTAGGCGAACCCATACCCGAGTTCTGCCAACATTCCGAGGAAGGTTCCAAAATCCCGTCCTCCGTTAGACGACAAGACACCGGGGACGTTCTCCCATACCAACCACTCGGGCCTATATCGGCGAGCAATTGCGCCGTAGGTGAGCATGAGATTGCCACGCGGGTCAGCCAGTCCTTTTCGCAATCCTGCGACGCTGAAGGATTGGCAAGGGGTTCCTCCCACAAGAAGGTTGATTGGTTCATTCGGCCATTCCTCGTATTTGGTCATGTCGCCGTAGTTCGGGACGGCGGGATAATGGTGTTTCAGCACGGCGCACGGGAACGGCTCTATTTCGCTGTACCACGCTGCCTTCCACCCAATCGGATGCCATGCCACGGTAGCCGCCTCTATACCGCTGCATACGCTGCCGTACCTCACGGGGCTTTCACCTTGCCAGCCTGTAACTGCCAAAGGCGAGCATCTGGCACTTTGCCCGCCTTCACCCATTGCTGCACCGCCGCCCGGGTAACCCCGAAAGCCTTGGCAACAGCGTATTGGGAACCGTATCGCTTGATGAGTTGTTGCGGTTTCATGGAAAAGAAGGATAGGGGGGTTGACACCCTATGTCAAGGCAACTATCCTATCAGCGTTGACACACACAACAGGAGCAACAGAGATGCTTACAACCACCACCATTGTCCTGCTCGGCGTAGCCTTTGAGGCTGAAGTTGAGTACGCCGTACACCATGCCGATCCCTCGGTCGGCGTACCCGAGACGCTGGAGATTTGCAGCGCGTACATCCTCGGTGTTTACCCCGACGGCATAGAGAGCAGCGACAAGAAATCCAACGCGGTCTACGTCAACTACAAGTGCGACCTTGAGTATCTGACCATCGAAGAATTCGACACGTTGGAGAACTCTTGCTGGAACCACTACCGCAAAACTCAAGAAGAGGCGTACGACGTATGAAGCGCAGCAAACTCGCCATTTTTGGCATCGTCATCGTTTACCTGCTGGCTGCCCTCGTTGAACCCTGCGACGGTCACAGTTGTGATGCGGAGGTGACGCATGGAACCCGATAACGTCTGGCAAGACGATGACAGTTGGTGGCACCAGCAGGACTTGGAACTACAGCAGCGCGAGGAGCAAGAACGCATTGAGGCTTGTAACCGCGCCATTGCAGCATTAACGGAGAACAACCATGAAGGTGTATGAAAAGATCGCAAACATTACCGCCGACCTGTCCAAGATCGGCATAAGTAAAGACAGCAAGAACCAGAGTCAGGGCTATAAGTTTCGTGGCATTGACCAAGTGTACGGTGCGCTGTCACCGCTCCTTGCCAAGCATGGTCTTTGCATCCTGCCTCGCGTCACGGCACGCGAGGTAGTGGAGCGGCAGAACCGCCAAGGTGGTGCGCTGTTCTACGTCACGCTCACCGTGGAGTTTGATTTCGTCGCCGCCGAGGATGGCAGCAAACACACGGTCGTCACGATTGGCGAGGCAATGGATAGCGGCGACAAAGC